TGAACGAGTATTGGAAACAGTTTGGATGGCACTGGATTATTATTTTTCTTGGGTTAATGTTTTTTGTTACGGGAGTTATTGGATTATTTTATGAACCATTTCAGTTTGTGTTTAAAAAGATTTTTCTTTTGTCTTTGTGGTATGTGTTTGCCTATTTGACAAGACTTATTAGGATAGGTCACATAGATTGGGAGAGCGATGAGTGGGCTAAGAGGGTGTATTATATTGCTATTTTGCTTGGTAGTGCTTGGATTGTGGCAAACGGCTAAAGCTTTTGAGTGTAGAAAGTTATTACCGCAAGTAAAACAAGCTTCAGAATTTATATTGGGGTTGAATTATCCTTATTGGTATAATTTGGGACAGATTGAAGCGGAAACAAATTGTCGATGGTTGACTTCTTTAGATGGATGGGGTTCAGTTGGGTATGCTCAGTTGACTGAAAGATTTTTGCCGTGGCTGAGTAAGAAATTTCCGAATTGGAAGGTCAAGGGGCATATGGATCATTTTTTGGCTCAAGCTTATTTGATTAAGCAGTTGTTAAATCAAGCGAGTTGCAAGAAGCTTTGGAATGTGTATCAGTGTTACAATCGGTCTTGTTGGAAGGTCAATAGGGAAGCAAAGCAAGCTGATTGTGTATGGGAGAAGGCTTTTGAGTTGTGCAATGAGCGGTATGTTGAGAACATTTGTGTTTGGAAACGGGATGGGAAGTGTTTGCAGTGGCGAACAAATTGTGACATAAATTACAATTACGGTTACAAAGTTTGGAAAAATGGGATAAAATATCGAAGCGGAATGATTGAAACGACTTATCGTTATTGGTAGGGCAATGAGAAATTACATGTGGGTTTTGATTGTTTTGGGGTTGTTGGTTTTGGTGTTTGTTATGGGGGTTGTTTTGTGGTTTGAGAAGAAGGATAACGCTATTTTGAAGCAAGCTATAGAACAGCAAGAGCAAATAATTAAGAAAAAAGAAGAGCAGATACAGTTGTTGCAGGAGCAGTTAGAAGCGTTAAGGAAAGAGCAAGTTTTGAAGGAAAAGCGGATTGTAATTTTGAAGCAAAAACGTGAGCAAGTGCAGAAGCCTCAAACGGTTAAAGATTTAGTAAAAGCTTTTAAGGAACTTGGTTATGATGCAAGGGTTAAGTAAATGTTTTAATTGTAACAATATAAGAGTTTCAGAGAAAATGGGTAGGATTATTGATGGGAATTGGGTTGATGATTGGCGAGTTTGGCAGACAGAAGCTTGGGGTAAGTGGGTATGTAGTGTAAAGTGTTATTGGGAGGTGATTGGAGAGTATGATCGAAGTTATACAGAGGATTGTGATTTGCTTGATTAGTTATTTTTTAGTTGTTTGTCTAATAAGCTTATCAAATGTTTATGCGGTTGAAATTTGTTTTTCTGAAGAGCAAGCTCGACAGATAGTCGTTGAGCTGAAGCAAAAACGAATATTGGAGCAAGAAGTTCGGGAGTATGAAGCTTTGGTCGAGAATTTGAAGAAGCAAAATGAAGTGCTGAGAGAGCAAAATAGGTTGTTGAAAGAGCAAATCGAGCTTTACAAAAATCAGAAACAACTATATGAGACGGCGTTGAAGGAGTGTGAGAGGAAGCAAAAGGTTGGTTTGTTTGAGAAAGGGAAGTGGTTTGGGCTTGGTATTTTGGTAAGTATTTTGTTTGGAGTGTTTAAGTAGATGCAGATTGTAACGCCGTTAAAGGAAGCGGTTGTTCTGGTCAAAGGTTCTTTTAGCGGTCGGATTGACAAAGTCTTTTCGACACAGGTCTATAAATATGGATATTTACTTTATGATATCAAAGGGCAAGCAACGGTAACGGTCTATTTGGGTTGGGACAATGTAAATTGGATTCAGGCTTATTTTCGAACGATAAACAATTCTTCTGGTTGGCAAGTGATTGAATTAGTAGGGCTGTCAGTCAGAATAGTGATTGATGCGAATTTGCAGGAAGGAAGTTTTATTACGTTCGTTCGGTCTTCAATCTAGTTCGAGAATTTCGAGCATTTTTTGGAAGTTTTCGTAGTTTTGTCTCAAAGTATCGTATTCAATTTTAAGGTCTGGAGCTTCGATTGTTTTTTCGATTTCTTCTATTGTTTTTTCGAGCTCTTCGTAGTTTACTAAGGAGTTTGAGTATAGCACGATGCAACCAACGGTTGGATAGTTTTTGATGGCGTAGAATGTGAGGTCTTTTTGGTTTTTAGGTTTGTAATAAGTTTGAAGAGCGATGAAGTGTTCGAAAACGTATTCATCTTTGAAAGTTATTGGCACGAAAGTTTGATCAGCTAATGGTAGAGAAATTGGTATGACGTAAATGTATTCAGCTTTTGGAATAAGTGGGACATTGTTTCTAATGGCTTGGTAAACGTTAGAATAAAATTTTAAGTAAGCAGTTCCAAGGGGTAAAGCAAGTCTCATACAGATGTCGATCATATATGGTTCGGGGTCTTCTTTGACTTTGATTTCTTCGGTTGAAAAGAAGCCTACGTATTTCATTTGTTGAAGTATGAAGTCGCATGCTCGAAGATTGATAGCCCAGGGTTTCATGAGAATTTCTTCTTTGTTTTTTACGATTTTAGCAATGTATGTGTTTTTGCTTTGCTCGATGCCTATTGTGAAAGGAACTTCGATGCCATTTCCGAAACAGATGCAGTCTATTCCAAATTCGATTTCGATGTCAGTCAGAATTTCTTCTTGATAATATTCAATTTCTTTTGCGAATTGTCCTGCAGTTTGGATGAGCTTTTGTTTGTAAAATTCAAGTTCGTATTGATTTCTGATCATAGTGCTTTCAAAAGAGTTTCTGTAGACAGGGTCCACTTTAGTAATTGCTGGGTAACTTAATTTATCGAAATTGACGATCTTGTAGTTTGGGACCTTGGGCATCAATTGTTTTTGGAACAAGCGATTGTTTTCAAGACGAGCTTCTACACCAGCTCCGAAGACTTCAATGTTGAGTTGTTTGAATAGTTCGATGATGAAACCGAAGTAGCATTCAAGAGTTATGACTTTGTCGATACGGCTTAAGACTTCACGAGGCAAATCTGTGAGCACGTAGACATTGGGAATGTTTCGTCCAAATGCAAGATCTTCCATGTCAGGGAATGCACTGATAAAGTCAGCAAAGACATAGACTTCTTCGTGTTTAGCGAATTCTTCAATGTATCCGCAGTCCATTCCAGTTGTAAGCCACAATACAGCCATTATACTACTCCTTCGTAGAAAAATTTGACGCTTTCTTTGTAATCGTTGATAAGCAAATCAGTAAATGGTGTTAATTCGTCTTTGATAACTTTGAACTTGCGTAAGAGATTGATAATGTAATTGTATTCAAAAAAGTTTAGACGACCAAAGCCGAGGTAATAAGTTTTGTTTCCATCTCTGAGTTTGAAAGATAGACAGAATGGTTTGTAAGGGTCTTGTAAGATTTCAATACGATGTTTGTTATCTCGAATGAATTCGGCTATTGCTAAGAGGTAGTCATCGTTGTCTGAGCGTAGAATGATGATGTTGCCTTCTTTAAGACCGATTATCATATTTTTGTATTTGATGATAGCACGAGGTTGTTTGATGTTGTGAAAGTCGGATGCTTCTACCAACTCTGGGATTGACTTTGCTTGTATAATTTGCCTATCCATCAATTTAAAAGATACACTTGTTTTCAAAGAAAGTCAAGCTATAATTTTAATGAAATGTTACAATTATCGTTAACGGCGATTCAAGAAAAGCTGTGGAATTTGTTTTTTAATTCGGACTACCGCTGGATTGTATCCGTTGGTGGTAAAGGTTCAGGAAAAACTCAGCTTGCGATTTTCATTTTGTATGAGCTTTTGACGAACGAAAAGTATCGGGGCTCTCGAGTCCTTATTGCTCGTGAAAGTTTGAGAGATCTTCGTAACACTCTTGTTGCTGGTCTTGAGCGATTGCTATCGGAAAATCCTTACCTTAGATCGATGATCACTTCGAATCTAAACTTGCAGGTCATAAAGAACGAGGCTACAGACGTTGAGATTTATTATTTGTCGCTTAACGAGCGGAATGCTCAGTATAAATCTGTGTTGTCGTATGAGTTTAATGTAATAATTATTGATGAGGTCGATAGAATCAGCAGAGAGGCTTTTATCGAGGTAAGCGAGAGGTATAGGTTAGTGCATGATTTTTCGAGGGGTATGGTGATTCTTAACCCGTGTTCACAAGAGCATTGGGTTTACAAGGAGTTTGTCGAGAAGAAGCGTGAGGATGTTTGCATAGTTCGTTCTTCGACTTATGACAATTACTTGATTACTCGCATTAACAAAAGCGACTGGGAGCAGATGGTTCCGTATACATACAACAACAAAGAATATCGAGTGAGCAACAATATTCGGTATGAAAAGCTTTACGAGGTTGGGAACGTAGTAATTGCTAAGCGGTTCAATGTATCGCATTCGTTCATTACTGAAATGGAAATGAAACCCTTTGGGTATCGAAAAATCATGCTCGAAGGAGAGTGGGGGGCGTTTGATTATGGCGGTGGGTTGTTTGAAGATGTGTTCAACGAGCAGAACATTATAACGATTGATAACAAATTGATTGACATCACATTTGACTATACGCTTTATTGTGGAGTTGATTTTGGTATACGGAATTCAGCGTATGTGTTGGTAGGGGTTGATTATCTTGATAGGATTGTAATTTTAGATGATTACATTTCAGAGAATCAACCGCTTCGAGTTTTCATTGAGTATATGCTTGAACGTTTTAAAAAGAAATTTAACATCAAGCGACCGCAGTCGATAATTTATGTTGGGGACATTGCTGGTAAAAACAGAGAGATTTATGACGGGTATGATTTGTTCACGAAGCTAAGGAAAGATTACGGGCTTGTTTTCCGTGGAAATCGTGTGAAAGTGGTTGAGAGTATAGCGATGATAAAGGATTTGTTGGAGAAAAAGAAGCTTTTAGTGAGCGATCAGGCTCATAGGTCTTTAGAAGGATTTTTAGGCAAATTTCAAGCTGACAGTCATGGAAATTACAAAAAAGACGGGTTTTATGAGCATTTACTCGATGCAATACGGTATGTGGTGTTTGAAATATACAAACAGATGAAACCTCAGAAAAGTAAGTATTTGAAGACGCCTATTTATGTTTTCCCTGCCAGTCGTTTTTAAGTTAAAATTACCGAGAAATAAGGTTCTTCGGATTGAACGTGACATTAATATGTTTTTGAAAAAATTTGTTTTTATCAAAGCGTTTAAATTATATTGTCCTGTGTTAAGAGGATTACCAGATTTTTTAGTTATTCAAGCAAGGTTTGGTTTACCAGCGGGTTTTTATGAAGTCAAAAATTGGAATAAGCAATTGACTAAGTATCAAGTTAAAATGTTGAATATTTTGAGTTTAGCGTTTAATTGTATAGTTGTGCAGTATAATAAAAAAGAACATTGTTTGTATTTTTATAAGTGGGAACCTCTTGACAACAAAAACGGAATGTTATATAATGATAAACGAGTGGGGGTAAGGTATGGATTTGAATAAGATTTTTGAGTGGTTAAGGCAACCAGTAAGACTTGACGAATCAGAAGCTGAAAATATACAGACTCAATCTACAAACGAAGAATTAGTGCAAACACAACTTCAAGAAGAGTCTAAACAACAAACACAGCAGATGCAACAACAGCAGATACAAAATCAACAAGAGCAAAAACAGATGGATGCAGATTTTCCTGGGATAGAGTATTTGACCAATGCGGATTTACATGATATCAATGTTGGTAGGCAAAGATTTATAGCGAAATATGCGAACTTTGAAAATTTAAACAATTTACTTCAAACAATTGAGCCGATTGCTTATAGACAATATGTGTTAGACATTCAGGCTGGTAGAAAGCAGGGAGATTATTACGCTTATCTTGAACGAGCAAAAGATTTAACGTATGAGGCGACAAAAACTTTAGTAGACCAGTTAAGAAGGTTACAGCAGTATAATCCGTATTACATACCGACCAGACAACAGAGTAAAAGACCATACACGATAAAAGATTTGATGCGTGATTACAAGAAAGCTTTACCTTATGTCACAACGAAATATCATATGATTTACCATATGGACGATCAGACCGTTGATCGGGGTAGATTAGATTTATCTACTCCGAGCGGTCTGCCAATAGAACAACAACAATAACAAAAAGGAGGGATGAAGTATGGCTGATTTATTTTGGGGAGATTTAGGGCAAGAAGGTGGGACGATATCACCAACTAACTTTTTTGACACTTCTGATGCACGAGCTGTTATAAGGACTGAATTATCTCGGGACTTATGGAAGATTACGTTTGTTCACTCGAATTTTAGGCGGTATGTAGACAAGATTACTGGTTTTACTGAGAAGATGTCTGACAAATTTATGGTTCCGAAGGATTTATTCAGACCTGAGGATGCTCTTTGGGATGAAGTAGGAGAGTTTGAAGCTTTACCTGATTTCAATTTGAATTTTGGTAGGTTTTTGATTCAGATTGCGGAACGTGGTAAGCAATTTAGGCATACTGAAAGAGCTGATTTATTCTCTTTTGTTGATATTGGGGGGTTAGCGAGAGAGAAGTTTAGTCAGATTGCTGTAGCATCAATTGAAAGAGACTTGTTAATGAATGCTTTTGTTTATCTTGATGTTTTAGGGATTGCTCAGGCTAATGGTGAAGTGTATTATGACACAGGTAAATCTCTGGCTCCGACAAAATCATTCATGAGAGACGTTGATGGTATTTTTACTCCAATAACAATTTCTCAGGTTGTTTATAATACAACAGCTGGAACGATTGAAGGGGAAACACCAGAACCTTTGACAATGTCTCATATTCTTAGGTTTGCTCAGATTTTACACGATTTAAACGTTCCTTCTTACACTGGTGATGGGTATGGGACTTATTTAGTCATAATTAACAAACAAGCTGAAAATAGGTTATTAACTGATCCTGTGTTCTTGCAGGCTGTGACTTTCTCTGGTGATGTGGAGAAACTTTACAAAGGTTATATTGGTTCATTTTATGGTCAAGAGTTTGTGCGTGATGAGGGTAAATATATTGACAAGTTCATTTGTGGTTTAAATCCTGTGTTAAGAGGCAAAGCTATTTGTATTTTCTTAGGTAAGCAACCTGTTGTTGAGGCTGTAGTTAGACCTGAGGCTATTTATGAGGAGAAGCCGATAGATTATGGTCGTTATAGGGGGATGGCTATTCGGACTTATAGAGGAGAAAGCCCGACTTGGTTTTCTGTGGAAGGTCAACCAGTTGGAGGTATTTTGGTAGGAACTTAATAACAAATATGCGATGTGGAACTCAAATGATGAGTATATTCAACACATCTTAAAGTTTGCGGGGGTTCCTTACGAGGAGCCCCTGTCTTTATCAACTTTTTACAATTCAGTTTATAAACCCCTTTTTCAGGAAGCAGTTTTAGAGATTCAAAAATTTGTCAATTTTTCTTTTATGCGAAAGGAAGAGGAATTTGTTCTACCAGCGGGGCAATCATCTATTAATTTGAACACAAAGAATATTAAATTCATTCAAGCGATTTTTCCGAAGGGTAGTAACAAGGTTTTGGAAGGGTTTGAATATGCGAAGTATGCTGGGTCTTTGCGAGTAGGCAATCCGACGGCTTATTATTTTGATGATAGTTCAATGACGATTTATTTTAATGCGACACCTGTTGTTGATATAGTTTATCGACTAATTTATTACGAGTATGATTTAGATAGTGATCCGCATCCAGTATTGAATGAAGCACCAGAAGTGTTAAAATATTTGTATCTTGCTAAGCTTTATTTGCATTTGGGAGAGTATGATAAGTATGAGAATGCGTATCAGAAGTTCGTAACGTTGTGTAGACTTGAAGATGGGTTAGAGAAAATAAAGAAAACACGGACGACTTTGTTTAAGATGAGACATGGATATGAGGGTTGGTGGTAGTTTGAGAGATTATATTACCAAGGAAGAGCTTGATCGTTATTTTGCTAAATCTGAATGTGACAAGTTATACATAAAGAATTTGATTGCCACGGATTGGGGTTTTGCAAGTTGGGACGTTGATGAAGACGGGTATTTATTTGTTTTATCTTGTTATGGAGATGGAAAATTGTGGAAAGAGTTTTTTGTAAGTTTAGCGAAACAGTTGAAGTTAAAAGGGATAAGATTTGTAACAAGAAGGAATCCTGAAGCGTGGAAAAGGTTGTATAAAGATTGTGAAATTGTTTTAGACGAATATGTATTAAAATATGAGTTAAAGGAGTGATAAAATGGGTAGAAGAAGAACAAGAACAAGGGTTAGATATAGAATTCCACCAGAGGTTTCGGCTCTTCAAAGAACGATAGTAAATGAATTACAGGCATTAAGACCGTTAGCTGAGTCAGCTGTTCCAAGAATTCAAGGGGCAATACAACAATTTATTGAGCAATATCAAGATTGGTTAGCACGAGCACCGTTATATTTTGATGAAGCTCAACGGCGATTGACTGAAATTGTAGAAGAACCAATTAGACAAAGACTTACAGATCAGTATGAAGAAGCACGAAGGCGGACGAAAGAGTTATCTCAAGAAGTTTTACAAGATGCGATAAGGAATACGATAAGAAGATTAGCATTACAGGGGTTGATTAGTCAAACGGCGGGCACTCAAGCAATGGCTGAGCAGTTTAGACAGTATGAATATGAACCGTTGCAAAGATTAATTGAAGTAGAAGCAGAAGCTAAAAGAAAATTGCAAGAGCAGATGTTAAGAGAAAGGGCTAATATAGAAGCGACACGTTTAAATTTTCAGTTATCATTACCAAATATATATCGAGAAATTATGCAAGCACAACAACAGTATGCACTTACACCGTTTGAATTAAGAAGAGCTTTGCTTGGAACATTAACGAGTTCGGCGGGAGTAGTTCAGCAATTGAGTCCAGCATCAGTTACGTATACGACAAGAGGGGGGCTTCATCCGCTTTTAGGAACTGCATTAAGTATAATTGGAAGTTTAGGAGCAAGTAGATTAATTGGACGACAATTTCCTTTAAGATTAAAAGGAAGGAGGAGGAAATAAAATGGCAACTCAAATATTAGATCCTATATCTTTGTTGATGCTTGCAAATGCTCAAATGTTTAGTCGGAATTTGTGGGAAACAAATGTAGAGAGACCGACTATAACGGATGTGGCAAGGTTAGCGTCGCACAGGGCAAGTCCTTATGGAACGATAACGATTGAACAACCTCAGATGTCTTGGGATGAATTTATACAGGCTGTAATTATTCCAGTAGTTTCGGACTTTTTTGTAGCAAGAGAGTTAAGTAAACCTGTTTTAGATGATAGGATTGTCAGACGATTAAGGAAACAAATTCCTGATTTAGATAGATATTTACAAAAAGATGAAAAAACGGACGGGTATAGATTTATAGATGTAGATAATGCTCCTGAAATGGTTAAAGAAATATATAACAAAGTTAAAGAAATTGAAGAAGCACGGCAAAGATTATTACGGAATCCGAGGAATTTTTTGAGACCTGGGACTTTGTCTTTATTGATGCAAAATCCGATTATTACGAGCACGGTATTTGATGTTGCGGGACAGATTGAGAGAGGTATTAGAGCGGGTAAGAAGAAAGAAGCGATGCGAAAAATTGCTTCTAAGACGTTGCAGGGCTTAGGGCTTAAGGAAGAAGAGTTAGAAGTATTAAATTGGGAAGATTTTCAAATGTTGATGCCGTTTATTCTTGTAAATTTATTTAGTAATCTTAAGCCAAAGGTTACAAGTGAGGTAAGATAATGCAAGTAATAGGCACTCCTTACAATAGAGCGTATTCAGAAATAATGCGTTTGGAAAGAGAGAAATTGCGTAAAGAGATAGAAAAATTTTTGCAAACTTACGCAGAACAAAAACGTTTACAACAAGAACAATCAGTAAAATCACAAACCGAACCAAAAATAGCAAAAAGAACGACTCAAAAAGTCACTACGACACAGCAACTGACAGAACGAGACTTACTAAACTTTGTCGTTAAAGAAATCAAAGATATCTACGAAGGAAAAAAAAGTCTGTATGACAGCAAGTTATTTGAAGACATAAAGAATGAGCAAGAAAAGATACGAACGGATTTACAAAATACTTTGCAAGAATATAACAACAAAATAAAAGAGCTTGCTGATTTTACACAAAAGTTCAATGATGCACATAGTAAGATGATTGGTTTATTTGCGTTGTTACTTGGGAAGAGTGATTTGATGAGACATACAAATGAACATTTGTTTGACAAGATGAGAGAATTGATTTTGTATTATCCTGTTGATGTTGTTCCTTTGGCAATGAAGAATTTGATTGTAGGTTATTTTGCGGGGAAACAAGCGGGTATAGATACGGATGGTATGAGCGTGGGGGAGTTAATAGTAATGGGAGAGAATCCTGAAATTGTAGCGAAGCTGTCGCCGAAAAGTGTAGAGTTTTTGGGTCAATTGATAGAAGTTATGCCTCAAATTTTTCAAATGAAAGTTGCTCCGTATAGGATAATGCTTGATAAGTTACAGAATGAAGCAAAAATTTTAGAAACAAGACAAACGCATTTGGAGCAGATGTTATTAAGATCAGAACAAAATGCATTAAGACGGTTACAGTTGTTAGAGATGTTGCTTAATTATCTCTTGACAGCGAAAACTAAGAAAGAAATAGCGAAATTGCAAGCAGAAACAAAAATAAAAGTGGCAGAGATGAAAAAACAAGAAAAAGAAGAAAAATCGTTTCAATTTGTAAGACCAGAAGATAGAAAACAAATAGAAGAACTTGCAGGGAAATAAAATCAATTATGGGTTTAACAGACATTCTTCATGATTTGCGGGTTAAGTTTTTTGGTTACAATGAAAATGATGTATATAATTTTCTTGCGTATCCGAAAAAATCTGAACTGAACAAGCTTTTAAGAGACAAAAAGTCAAGAGAGCAATTCTTTTCTACAGTTGAGCGTATAGCTCAAAAAAAAGGTTTAGATTCAGTCAAAACTTTAGAAGCGGTATCAAGGTATATATTACAAAAAGCAAAGGACAATGGTTTATTCACTTCGGAGATCATTACAGCTCCTCGTTTACAGGATTATGAAATGATCATAGGCATTGACGAGCTTGGTAGGTATGCGTTTGGTGAAAAAGATCTTGGAATGGGATTTGTTCGAGTGTTAGAAGCTTTAGATGTTGGCAAGAGAATGAAGAAAAAAGATCGTGACAAGTTTGTTACTAATGTAAGAAATACGTTGTTCATAGCGTATCAAGTTGACAAGACAATTGAGCGGATTGAGAAAGCGTTAGATACAGCAAGTGATTTGTCGTTAGTTTTAGGACTAGGTGGATTAGCGACAAAAGGGGCGTTATGGTTAGGTAGAAGAGTCTTAAAAAATGTAACTAAAGATATATTAACAAGATCGATGCTTGTCAGAGTTGCAAATAATGTTGCGTCATTTGGAATTGTAGCGGGGGATATAGCGTTTGCTGGGAGTGAATTAGGAAAAGCGACATTAAACACGGTAGCCAAGGGATTACCGTTGACATATTCACTGGACCATTTGATTTTAAGTGGTATTTCTTTGGCAGGATTTTTAGGAGCAAAAACAAAAAGAGTGCAAGAAGCTATTCAAAAGATTGAGGGGGTTCCTCACACGACAGTAGACGATGTTAGAAGGAAAATAATTGAGAATCAACTTCCTATACCTGGGTATGATTTGAATCTTACGACGGATGAAGCGTCCAAAATGTTCGTTTCTCAGATAAGAAAGTATCTTGAAAGCAAAGCGGGTAAAAAATTGTCTTTAGAGAATTTAGAAAGTATGAATGTTTTAATGGCACGGTTGCTTGGTAGTTTTGCGGAACAATGGAAAGTCAATACATTACTTGTGTCTGATGCTTTTGTTAATCCGCATAAGTATACGCATAAAATTCATGAGGTCTATGAAACAGTAAAAAACTTCATAATCACGAACAAAGAGGATTTTTTGGCTTTAATAGATAAACTTCCTGAAGAACGTTTTGCTTTTGTCGCTTCAAAGCCTGAATTGTTCGAGTTTTTCTACATGAATACGTCCAAAGTTTTTTTAGACAGAATAAGGTTCTTGTTGAAAGAAATCAAGGAAAACGAAATCATTGACAAAAGAAAACTATATATACGACTGAAAGAAACTGATATAGAAGTGCGAGCTGAAGAAGCATACATGTGGGATTTCGAAAATCTGATCAATTATTACGTCTGGAATACAATAAAAAATGGTAAGCTGTCAGTAGGAGTCGAATTTGTTTTGAAAGAAAGCGACAATGTAGAGAAAGTATTAAGAGAATATTATCTGCCTACGATTTACATTCCTACCTCAGACTATCGTAAAATATTAGTTGTCTCGATTAAAGAAGGGGATGAAGAAAAAGAAATTTTAGTTGATGTTCCAGCAGTGTTAGTAGGGGCTCTCGGGGAAAAATTCAAAGGAGATTTGACGCAAATTCATCTTTTTTTACGACGTTATGTAGCTGAAGTCAAAGGATTAGATTTAAAACAAGTAAAAAATATTCTTGTCATCTACGATCCAGTAAGTCAACTATTTCCTTCGACAGTTATTCGTAAGTTAGGTCTTAATAAACTGAGAATTTTAGACGATTGGTTAAACATTTTTCCTGATGAAGAATTAAAAGAAATAGGATTGCGTAAGGATAAAGCCACGAAATTACTTGAATTCGGAAAAAACATATCCGAGGCGTTCAATCAATTTTCTATTCGTCAGCAAAGAATTCAAGCTGAGAACATGCTAAAAGAAATCAGAGCCATATTAAAAGAACTATTAGGATATGATCCGAAAGATAAAGTCCGAACTGAAACCTTAATCAAAGAAGCATTAAAAGAAGCTCAAACTAGCGACAATCCTGCTTTACAAGATGCGGTTTACGTGCTTTCAGAGCAAGTTAAGCGACTTAAGCCATTAGTAAAAGACCTTAAAGCAAAATTTACAGATCCTAAAAAAGCCAGTCTTGCTGAAAAATTAATACAAAACTTTCAACGTGTTGAAACTATAATTGAAAAATTAAGCAAAAATCCAATTGAAGAAGTAAGAAAAAAAGTGATTGATTTAATTTATCAAGAAAAAGACCCACGATTTCTTAGAAAATACGGTTCTGGCTTCGTTGATGTAAAAATGCTTTATGAATTGGATCCTGAGTTGGCGTTTGATTATTTAGCTCGAGCTTATACTAGACCTTGGACCTCTGATAAGAGATGGTTGTTAAGTTTTGTGAGACGAACTGAGGAAAGATTGTTTACAGATCCATTTTTGAAAGACACAGACTTTGTCAAAACTTTAGAGCTTATTAGGGATTACCAAGGAAGAGAGACAGCAAGGAGCAAATGGCTTCAAGTAATAGGAACTCTTTCGAAGATATATACTTGGATGCTACCACGAGTTGCGATAGGAGCTGGTATTCAGTTATTCAATACTATATCACAGCGATATCCAAGTTTTAGATTTTTCCAAGCCCCATTTGAAACAATAAAAGACATAATAACAACTCCAGAGCTTCGAAGATTTTTGTATAGTCAAATCAAAGAAGAGTTACACGAGGATAATTACTTGTCATTCTGGGTTAGAGCAATTGAACCATTTATACAGACAATTTTCTACAACGAATTACTTAAGAATCCTCAATTTAGAAAAGAAGTGCTACAAGATTTTGGTCATATAGTAAAAGGCGAATTTACTCCTGTAGATGCAAAATTATTAGCTGAGCACTTAACAAATTTAATTAACAGTCCTGCTGCTATTTCTCCATTTATGGGGACGACACTTGGTATATTAGCTTATATACAAAGTTGGTTCCCCTATGTAGTTGCTCCTTTCCAAATTGCAGTTCATTCACTTGCTAAAAGTTTGACTTCATCTAAACATGCTATGAATTTCTTTAAACATTTGTTAATTGGTTCAACTATTTTACCTGCGACAGTTACTCAGTTTAGTGGTGTGACAGACACAATTAAACAAGCTTATGAAGGTTTGTCAGTAATTTATCACACAATGGCTTCGATTATTACAGGAGATCCTGAACCAATTCAGTCATATCTTGAGGAACAAGAACCTGTTTTAGCTTCGATATGGAAATCATTGTTTAGTAATTTAACCAATATACCACGAGATGAATTGACAGGTAGACTATTTCACGATTTAGGTTTGTTATTAGCATTACACGGTGATGAAGTTGCATGGCAATATGTGAGAGCAGGACTTGACTTTTTGGCAAGACATTTAGATTTGGCAAATAAAAACTTATTCTCACCTGGATCGGTAAGCACATCATTTGAAGTCACAGTGCCTATAATTAACACAGCTTTGAAGATAATTAACAACTTAACTGTTTATGAAAAAGAGCAACCGCAATTAGCAGGTAAGACTTTGTTAGAAACGATAATGCAAACTATGCCAATTGCTAAAAACATTCGAGCAGGAATTTTACATGAACTAACTCAATACGG